CTCCGCCTAAACCCCCTAGCTGTCTCAGTGCATGGCCTAGCAACGTGACTTGTTTATTTTTCTGTTTGGTTTTGTTTTTGCTCTTTTTGGGTTGTATAACCACTACGGGCCGCTGTCGACCCTTCATTGTACTTACTCTTGTCTTATCAATCCGAAGTACCCCAGCCTTTACGGCCAAAGTGCGTTAAACAATGGGTTGTCGTTGATGTGCTCATCGCGGATGCGACTAGCGTCCAACTGGTACACGCGGAAGTAATCCTCGACAGCGCATTGCTCGTCTGGTGTTATCCCCCACGCCTCGAAGACTTGGACTCGGGTCCATGCATCAGGCTCCCTGTACTGCTCCTTCATGCCACGGGCCATCAACCGCATACCGGTTGCGAATGTTGGGTCATCCATCATGTTACTGACGGCATGACACCCAACTCGCTGGTACGCTTGGTAAAAGTCCTGCATAACTGGAACACCACCGGTGAGCCAAAGACCACAGGTGCCAACAGCAGTCATCCATTTGCCACGGTGCTTGGCCCGCGTCATCGGATGCACTGTCATCGAGTCCTTACGGAGCGTCGTGGGCAAATTACGCACCATGCGACACTCATCTCCGATCTCGATAGGGTGCATTTGGCAGAACTCAATCTCGTGCATACGATACACNGGCTCTTCAGCCACCATGCGGAAACCCATCTCGAGAAACCATTCATCCAACCCGGTAATAAAATGCGTGTAGTGCTCTCTTTCCATCAGCACAACGCAATCATCACCATTGTTCAACAACTTGACATGTATACCACGCTCAGCAGCCCACGCATAGACCAGGGCGCACATCAACAAGCAGTTACCAAGTCCGGTGTTCATGTCACCGGAAAACCGCTTGCCTTTAACGTGGTACTTCAGATTTCCATCTGCACAGTACCCCGCACCCTTGTTGTTCATTTGCCACTTGAGCAGCTTGCGCAGCTCTGGGTGGTTGTGAAACAGGGTTAGGTAGATGTCGTGCTCCCAGGCCAAGGCGGCCGCAGAAACGTGCATGTCGAACTTCGTCGCGTCCAACCCGACGGCGACAGGATTGTTGAAGGACCGCCACTTGCCTCTCACAATAGCACCAATTTCACTGACGTTGAATCCTTTCATGACAGTGGGTCCGTCGCCATACACCCGCGCAATGGCCTTGTATACCTTATGCTCGATCGCCTTGATATAGCGACCGAGAGCTAGGTTGTACGCTGGTTTACGCGGTTGAATGCAGCGGGGTGCTTTCGTTGGGTTAACTAACTCCATCTTCACGAAGGCAATGGAGTGGGCGTCTCTTCGAGACAAACCAATCTGGATCAAGTGATTCATGGCATTCTGGTAGATAGTGCGTCTTCGACCCGAATAACTGTCCAGCACTTGCTGGTACGTCCAACGGGTGGCCTCTCGCATTTCCCCAAGCAGCTTGCTTCTGAAATCGCCTAACCTCTCGGTAAACAGACCCTTGTCTACCGGTGGTGGAGCTGCAAAGCCGTCGCCGACCTTACAGTAGTACATGCGCTCCATAAGCGCACACTCCAATGTGTCTATGTCAGCATTATTTACCGCTAGGTCCACGTTGCCTGACAACTCTGAAATCGAGTACAACGTGCGCGGTTTTGAGGTGCCCTTAGCGTGTCGGTTGACGGTGCACCTCGGGTCGCTCAACTGAGTTAAGTGACTTACACCGCCCCCCACGCCAAGGCCCCCCTACGCTACCATGGGGCAGCGGGACGGCGCGCTCCTAAAAGCGCGATACCCCGCGAACTCCGGCACGTAGTCGGGACCCTGACGGTCTACCCGGGAC